AGTATGTTTTTCTGTTCAGGTAAAAGATCTTTGTAGTTAGAGTTAAATTTCTCTAGTAATATTTTATATGTTAATAATCTTAAGTCTTTATCGTATTTAGAGTATTCTTCAATTAATGTGTCTTTCACAGACTCTTTACTTACTTCTGAAGAAGTTAAATGCTCTAATATTGTAAGTTTATTATTAACTAAAAACTCTGGGTTTACCAGTGTGTCATTATTCTGTGCTTCTAATAAACAGTATAGAGCAGCTAATGGTTTGTAGTCTCTTACTTGAATCGCAAAGAAATCTTCAATATTATACTTATCTTTGATTTCAGCAATTAGTTTATACTTTAAATCTCTAAGGGCTTTTTGATTTAGCTTCCTCGAAATCTCTGTTATAGTAGAAACAACTGTCTCAGCTCTTGCTTCTGATAAGCTGTTGTTCTTAAGTATATACTCATATAGTTTAAGTTCTTTTGCTATCACAGTATTCCCGCCGAAGTACTTTTTTAATATACCTACTGCGGATGATTCATTCTTTGACAATGTATCAGCTGCTATTTGTTTAACTAACAGTTCGTAGATTAAACCAGTATTTTTAAACTTTGAATGTTTTATCTTCATAATATACGGTTACTATATATAAATATGGGTTAGTCCTCTAAATCTTTAAGTTGATTTTCATCTAATAGTTTAGAAGGTGTTTCTTTTTGTTCTTCAAATATCATTTCCTTGTCATTCTTAAAGGAATTTTTTATTTGGTGGTATATAGATTGAGCTTTAGTAGTGTTGGTTTCTGCTACGTTTTCGTTATCAGATTCAAATCCACCATGCATACCATGCACTCCTAATCTATCTCTTCCTCCCATAGGGTCTGCGTTAGTGCCGTATATTGAAGCTTTTTCTTTAGGTCTTCCTCCTTCAGGTCCAATTTCGTTATATCCAGGAGGAACGCTACCAGGTCCACCTCCTTTTTCCGTAGAAGTTGCTCTTCTACCGTACATAGATGCTAGATCATGTGGAGTTCCGTAAGATCTACCGGATTTAGCAGGATCGTTACCTTCTGCTTCCACTTGTGCAACTCTAAATGTTCTTTTAGCATCTTCACGAACTAAGTCTCTCATTTCATTGTATTGATCCTCAGATAAGTTAAATATATTATCGTAAATATAATCTGTGGAGAACATTTTAGATTCCTTCATTTGATTTGCTAAATCTATTTTTTCTTTTAAGAGAGCTACTTTTTCTTGTTCGTATACTACTGATGGATTAGTAAGTTTAATTTCAAAGTTTGTTAAACTTTCACCTGTAAATCCTTGAGTATATAGATGCACTAAAGCTATCTTGGTTAATTCTGATTCAACTATTTTTTGAATTCTTTCTACTGTTCTAGCAAATCTAATATCCTCTGCTGCTAAAGTAGCTTTACCGCTTAAGTCTCCTTCGTACCCAAAATATGCTTTTGGTATCTTTAGTGCAGCAAACATTTTAGCTTGTAGGTACTGTATATCGTTTGTTCCGTCGTAGTCTAACCCTTTGGTTGTTTCTATTCTTGTAGAAGCGTCTCCTCCTCTGACAGGTATATAGAAATCTTCCATCATATTTTGCATGTTAAACTTCAAATTATACTGACCTGTTTTTGGGTCGACATAAGGAGTTTTTTTCATGGTGTTGATAGTCTTTTGCATAAACTGATCAACTTCTGCTGGTGGTATCGAACCTACATTTACAAAGAATGTTCTTTTTTCTGGTGCTCTCATGATACGGTGTATTAACATCGCATCTTCCATTAATGTAAGTTGTTTATATATTTTTCTAGCTGGTTCAATAAAAGATCTACCGTAAGGTAGGTACTGGTGGTCTGAAATTAGTCTAAAGTGGGCTACTTCGTAATTTTCTAAAGCTATAACGTTATTATCTCTATTAGGTATGTAGTTAGGGTCTTGAGTAGACGCTAAACCATTAGGGTCAATAGTAAAAGATACTTTAGAGGGTTCTTCTGGATCTGCTCCTTCATGTCTGTTCATATTATAGACAGTGTAGGGAAGTACATTATATACACCAAACTTTTCTGCTATTTCTAATTTCAAGAAATAATCTCCATGTTTACACATACCTCTAACCCATGACCATAAGTTAAACTCTATATTTAATACGTCATAAAATAGATTATAGAGAACTCGCTGAAGGTTTTCATCTGATGATTTTATTGAGAGAACTTCTCCCATATCATTTTTTAATGTAGCTTCATCGGCAAGTATATCTAATGCTGATGCAATAATAGGATCTGTATCCATTGCTTCGTAGTCAGAATACAACTGTATACGAAGAGTTTGGTAGTTAATACTAGGATTAAATAAGTTTTTATTATTGTATATGTGTAATCTAGAAAACCTATCCACTAATGAATTAGTTTCAAAGTTTCCAGTAGTCTGTATTTGATTAATATCAGCTACCTTTAATTCAGTCCCGCCTATATTTCTGATTATAACATCAGAAGAGAATAATCTCTGTAGTCTTCCAAATAATGATTTATCTGCCATTCAATGAATATTTTGATTCAGTATATATTATAAATAGCTCCTTTATAATAACCAAGATATATCTTCTTGTTCACCAAAGCCATTATCTATAAGATAAGGATTATTTTGCTGACTTCCAACTGATTTCATTACAGCTTTGTTTTTTGCGTTAAGATTATGAAAGGATGATAGTTGTGCTCTTGCTAAGTCCATACCTTGTTGTCTCAGTCTTAATGCTGTATCTCTAACGTATAGTGCTGTTGCACATGAAATTAGTAGGTCATCATTATAATTTGTCTGTGCTTGTGGTTTTCCATTTTTCCATACGAATACTCTCATTTCACCTATCAACCTCTTAGATTGTATAGTAACACCTCTTTCCCTAATATACTCTATCATTTTAGCTATAACAAGTGGTCTTGTACGGACTGACATTGTAAATCCAGGTACTAGTTTATCTCTTTCAAATTTAGACATATATGATTCTACTGTTTCCATTTGAGAGGTAGAGCTATAATATAAGTTGCTATACTGTCTTTCCATTATCTGCTCTATTGTAGCCCATCCTATGTTTGCGTTTTCAACTACTAAAAGTGCTTGGTTGTATTCTGTAGCTATTCCTACAAGTACGTTTCCGTAATCTTTAGGTGAAAGTTTACCTTTATATTCTCCTACTTGAGTACAAGTTTCAACGTCAAAAATATGGAATGCAGAATAATCTGCTGAGTCTCCTCTAGCTACATCTGCTACTACCATATATGATTTAGTATAGTCTACACCTTCCCAAATCCATAAATTAGTATCTACTCCTCTTTTTTCTAAAGGCTCTTTTAAATATGTCTGTTCGTAAAACATCATATCATCTGGTTCGAATACTGTATCACCGGAGGCTAAGAAGTCACAATCACATTCTTGACCTGCCATACGAGGTCCTAAGTCTTGATCTTGTTGTTCTCTCCATTGTTGATTTCTTTCAGGATGTACCGTCCAAGGTAACTTAATAGGTAGGAAACTATTTTCTCCTGATTCTGCTTTATCCCATGTTTGGTGAAACCAGTTACCTATACCATTAGGAGTAGATAAGGCCATACATTGACCACCTGTGGCTAAGGTTTGTTGTGCAGCAGTAAACGTTTCTTGAATGTTATCAATAAAGGCTGCCTCATCGATAAGCAGTAGTGATACTGCCTCTGACCTTGCAGCGTCGGCGTTAGAAGATTTAGCTGTGATTTTAGATCCATTTTTTAACCTTAAAGATAGTTTATTTTTTTCTACTGCAGGTAGCTTTAACCATTTAGGTAACTGATCATACATAAACATAGTTTTAGAAACTAAGTTACGTGCAGTTGCTTGAGTAGTTGCTAAAGCAAGAACGTTTTTATCTTTATGAAATAACATTAACCATAAGCTGTATGCTGCTGCTAATGTAGATATACCTAACTGTCTAGATTTTAGGGTAATTAAATATTGATTATCCCTGAATAAGTGTAGTACTTTTTCCTGAAATGGGTATAGATTGAATAATATACGTCCTCTTGTAGGATGTTGTATATAACAGTACTTCCGCATAAAGTATGCTGGATCTTTAGCACACTTAATATACTCCTGTGCTATTATCTTTTTTATGTCTTTTGCCATAACTTACCAATTTATAACTGGGTTTATACTACCTGTATCAACCTCTATATCTAAATAATCGAATGTATTTTTCCAACTCTTTATAAGGTTGGACTTTATTTTACTAAATACTTCTTTTATTTTTTCGAATGCTTTTTTTACAGTAGACTCAATCCACTTAATAACATCAAATTTATTTTCAGTTAAAAATTCTTCTGAGTCTATATTTTCGACAGCTTCATTTACTGCCATATCTATACCTAGACCAACAGTTGACCAAAAAGAATAAAACCCAGTCTTACCTTTAGGGTTATCGGCAGTTTTAGCAGATGCTTTAGTTTTTTGACTAGATTTAAACTTAACATCAGGTTTTACTTGTTTTGCTATTTTAGCCACGTATTCATCAGAGGAAGAAGTAACTGTATGTCCTATAGCATTACCTTTAAAATCTGTAACTAAGAAATAATCTGCTGTACCTTCTGACCCTCCGAATTTGGTTTCACCAGTCATAGCTTCATAAGTAAACTCTCTAGCAAATGCAGCATTACTATTAAAAAGATTTCTTAATTCAATTTTAAATGCTTTATGTGCCTCATCTGCTTTTCTTAATATCTCAACTTTAGCAAACTGACCTGCTTTTTCTAATTGTCCTTTATTCCCTTTTATTCCTAATTTAGTTAAGTCGGTTGTTGGAAGTAAACCTTCTATTTTCTTACCTAATTCATCTATAAAATCTTCTTTAGGTACTTTTTTAGCTGCAGTATAAAATGTAGCCATAGCTTCAGGTTTACCGCCTGACATCAATTGTGCATTTCCTGTTTTTACAGATATTCTCTTCTCACCAACTAGTATATCAGTTTTAGGAGTAAGTGTAGAGCCTTTAGCACCATCAGGGAAATAGCTATTCCATTCTTCCGACGCTTGATAAATATTAGCAGGAAATTTACCTGGTCCGTTTAAGTTAAGGGACTTCACTATTTTATCTCCTACTTCTACTGAATTTGCTATTAGTGTTGATTTTTCTTTTTTCCCGTTTGCTGCATCAACGATAACTTTTTCCATTTCAAATGCTGCTGAGGTATCCCCTTCTTTAAGGTTAAATCCAAACATAGATTCAAACAGATCCATATCCTCTTGACTGTTGATGTCAGGATATCCTTTTTTGGTCTTATAGGACCATTCTAATAAAACTTTATCTATAAGATTCATTCTATGCTAGTTAGTATTACTATGCTTTTTCTCCTCCTGAGATTTCTTCATTCCAAGCTTTCATCCAGTCGTTAACAAATTGTTCTAATTCTAGACCTTCAAGTTCAACAACGTATTTTCCTATTCTGTGTCCTTCGTCTTTAGCTTGTTCTCTATTTAACTCAGCAGCATTTTTATAATTCTTTAGTGAGTATGGTTCAGGGATCTGGTAGCCTGCTTTAACTTGTAGTTTATATGATTCGTACCCGTTATCGCTATAATTTTTACCTCCTTTATCAAGGTCCGGTACTAGGTCTAGTTCTTCTTCATCACTATGATCTTGATTTTCGTTAACTGTTTTTCTGTTTTCAGCTAAAAACTTTCTTAAGTCAAAATTGTTCATTGTATTTGTTTTAGTTTTTTATTATGCTTCTGGTTCTTCTGCTGGTTCTTCAAAATCAACAGGTTCATCTGTTAAATCAGCTCCTCCTTCTTCTCCACCTACATCAGCTGTATCATCACCTCCTAGAGCATCAACTCCGGAATCTCCTCCACCTTCTTCTCCGGGGAAATCTCCTCCGCCACCTCCTCCAGATGATCCACTATCGGTATCTGCTGGTTCTCCTTCTCCTGCTCCTGTCATAGGACCTTCTTTATATAGTATCGCTAACTTATCCAATGCTTGTTGGTAATCGTTAATTTTATCTATGTAAAATCTTTTACCTAAAATTTGAGCTTCGAATCCTGTTCCTGTCCATTTTAGTATGTAATCTTGTCCGTTTTTTATATTAATCCTAAACTCTGTTGGTCTAGGAGAAATCCAATCTATAGTATCAACAAACTCTTTGAAATCTTCTGTTTGGAGTTTAATAATTGCTGCTTTTAAGGTAGGAAATTTGCTAAGTATAGTGTCGGTTGCATCTTCTAGTACTGTTTCTGGAGGAGCTTTAGTATCTCCTTCTTCCTCTGGTGTTGGTTCTTCTGCTTCTTTTACTATGTCTAGCTTATCAAATATTCCTTTTTTACCTTTAACAGTGAAAAAATCATGTTTATGACTGTCTTTAAATTCGGACTCTATTTCATGTTCTACTCCTTTGCCGTTTTTATCTTTGAGTTTTACTAAGTCTCCTACTGCCTCTTCCATTGTACGTCTCATTTTCATAAGCTCATATTGATCAGGTCTTTCGTTTCTCAGGTAACTTTGGAGTTTTCTAAAATTAGTTTTTATCAATTCAAATAATTCTCTAGCTCTTTTATCAGTCCTAACATCTTGGTTATTCATTAGACCTTTTATATCTCCTACTATATCAGAAAAATTAGTATAGAGACCTTCAAATGATGGTAATGATATAGGTTTATGTCCTACATTACCAGTGGTATTATCTACAGAAATGGTTTTAAAGTAAGTTTTCATATCAGAAGATACAAAATCTTTATCAGGCCACTTAGACACACCGTATCTTTTTTCAATACTATCTCTGAAAGACTTTGGTAATTCCTCTAAGCCTAGAGTACCTCTAGATTGTTCTTCCTCTCTTAAGGTTATTTCAGCGTAAGATTCTAATATAAGTTTTTCTAATTTATGCATAGCTTACTTCTTTTTCTTTTTATACCCTTTGTGCCAGTGTTCGTTTTGAGTCTTAATCTCTAATTCACTAACAGGAATATCTGTTACTGTTTTACCGTTTTCAAATAAAACATCGTAATGGGTAACTACATATTTCTTACCTTCTTTTACTAAGGTATGCTTTTCCGGAATACAATTACCTGTGCCGTGTTCTTTATGAATTACTTTAGCAGCACAATCATGCTTAAATCCAGGTCCTGCTTCCTTTATATCAGCATCTAATTCAAACTTCTTAAATTTATCTACGTCATTAATGCTCTTAATATGAACTCTCTTTCCGTCT